GATATGGGCCGTAAGCCTAAGGCACTTACAGCACTAGTTCGCAATTGTGTCAATATGTTTGGTAGTGCGAATGTCGGCCTAGTGGCTACTAATCACACATACGCTTCGCAGGATATGTTCGATCCAGACGATAAAATCTCAGGAGGACAAGGCTTCATTTATGCATCTTCTATTGTGGTTGCAATGAAGAAGCTCAAGCTCAAAGAAGATGATGACGGTAATAAGATCTCAGAAGTTCGAGGCATTCGTGCAGCCTGTAAGGTTATGAAAACTCGTTATGCAAAACCTTTTGAAAGTGTACAGGTTAAGATTCCTTATGAAACAGGTATGAATCCATATAGTGGATTAGTTGACCTTTTCGAAGGCAAGGGATTCTTGCAAAAAGATGGTAATCGACTTAAATACTCCGGGTCGGAAGAGATTAAACTCTATCGCAAAGAGTGGGAACGCAATGAAGAAGGATGCCTTGATAAAGTCATGGTTGACTTTGCTAAGAATCCTAATGTAAAATCTAACATCGACCTTGAAACTGGGGAAATTTTAGAACATGAATGAAAATCAAATTGCCGATATTTGGATGCTATTTAAAGAGTATGTTGATAAAAAATTACTCGATGTAATGGCAGAAAGATATATCGATTTGCTTGCAGATCATGGTGTTAGTGATAGGACACTTGAATCTGCGACAGGTGTAGATGAAGATTTAGATGCAGCTATCGAATATTACTTAGACGAAGGTGCAGAAGAGGAAGAAGATTTTGAAGAAGATAATTGGGACTACGGAGACGACGAAGATTAATATATGAGCTGGTACGCAAAAGTTTCTAAAGACATATCTCATATTCCCGATGCTGTGTTATACTACGAAGCCGAGTTACAGGCTGCACGTAATGATGCTCGCATAGCGGGAAATATTGAAAAGGCAGCAGCCAGTATGCCTGGCATCGTGGAAGTGAGATTTAGTCAGTTGCAAGAAATTGAAGCAATACTAGAATACCTTAATATTGAACTTCGTCGACTCAAAAGTCAGCACTTTCGAAAATATCTTGAAAATTATCAACGAGCACTTAGTAGCAGAGACTGTGAAAAATTTGTAGAAGGTGAATCAGATGTTGTAGATTTTGAAAAAATCATCAACGAATTTGCCTTACTACGCAACAAATGGCTAGGAATCACCAAAGCACTTGATCAAAAGCAATGGCAATTGACTAATATTGTTAAGCTCAGAGTTGCAGGAATGGAGGATGCTACATTGTAAATAAAACTATGAAAATAGTTTTAGTTACTGGTGGATTTGATCCGATACATAGCGGGCATATTGCATATTTCAATGCAGCTCGAGAATTAGGCGATAAATTAATAGTTGGTATTAATTCAGACGATTGGCTTACCCGTAAAAAAGGTAGGCCTTTCTTACCTTGGGAAGAACGTGCAACTATTGTTTCTGCATTGCATGTTGTTGATCGTGTAATAAACTTTAGCGATTATGATGGCTCAGCAGTTGATGCGATTCGCAAAGTAAGACAATTATATCCCGAACATAATATAGTATTTGCAAACGGTGGGGATCGCACAAAAAATAATATTCCAGAAATGATATTTAATGATGTTGAATTTGTCTTCGGTGTCGGTGGCGAAAATAAAGCTAATAGTTCTAGTTGGATATTAGAAGAATGGAAGGCACCAAAAACAGAAAGACCATGGGGATATTATCGTGTGTTACACGAAGTTCCTGGATGCAAAGTTAAAGAATTAACTATTAATCCTGGACAACGGCTCAGTATGCAAAAGCACTTTAAAAGAAATGAATACTGGCTAGTTACTGACGGTACGTGTGATGTTAGAAGTATGATGGATAACGGATATATGCTACCAGTTACTATATTAAATAAACATAATAATAAACATATAGCAGTAGGAGATTGGCATCAACTTGATAATCCCTATAACGAGCCTTGCAGAATTGTTGAAATACAATACGGAACAAACTGCATCGAAGAGGATATTGAAAGATTATGAAAGTATTTGTTGGCTGGGATTCTAGAGAAGATATTGCTTATCAGGTATGCAAACATAGCATCATAAAAAGACAACCGGATGCTAAGGTCTCTCCATTAAAACAAAAAGAATTAAGAAGTAAAGAAATATACTGGCGATCTATTGATCCATTAGCTTCGACAGAATTTACCTTTACACGATTCTTAATACCTTATCTAATGAATTACGAAGGATGGGCAGTATTCTGTGATTGTGATATTATCTTTGTTACTGATATAAAAGAATTATTTGACCAAGCAGACGACAAATATGCAGTTATGGTTGTTAAACATGACTACAAACCTAAAAACACTGTTAAGATGGATGGCAAAGAACAATTTCAATATCCTAGAAAAAACTGGAGCAGTGTTATCTTATGGAACTGCGGGCACCCATCAAACCAGCAACTTACAAAAGAATTAATAAATGAAAAATCAGGACAATTCTTACACAGATTTGAATGGCTCACTGACGACGAAATAGGCGAGATAGGATGCGAATGGAACTGGTTAGTTGGCTGGCACAAAGAGCCGTATGACGGAAAACCTAAGGCTATACACTATACAGAAGGAGGCCCTTGGTTTCCAAACTATATAAATTGCGAATACGGTGCAAACTGGCTTTTAGAAAAAATAGATTACGAAAAAGCACTAACAGAAGAACCTTCTAGTAATCCATTACATTACTTGCCACCAGAAATTAATTCGATAACTGAAAAAATTATGCATTATCGAGTTGACCCAAACAATGAATATTACTCAGATACTTTAGAAGAAATAGTTAAGGACATTACAATGCTCAATAATAATGCCGTTGTTGCAATAGGCTCAGAAGATGGCTATGAAAAGAAAGGACACAAGTACGATCCGTTCTTAGAAAATTTTATTTTAGGCAGTGGAGGTCAGATTACTACTTGGTCAAAAACTGAGCAAAGCACAACTCCTTGTGTTATAAGAGGACTAGGCCGTCAAAAAGCAATTAAAAATTGTATAGAAAACAATAGAGACTTTTATTATATAGATACAGGTTATTTTGGCAACGATAAAAGAAAAATGTATCATAGGATTGCTAAAAATTCTTTACAGCACCTAGGACCTATTGCAAAACGTCCTAGAGATAGACTAGAAAAATTATCATGGCAACCTAGAAAATTTAAATCAGGAAGAAATATCTTACTAGTCACTCCATCTAATAAAGTAATGACATTTTTTAATTTAGATGTTAAAGAATGGATTGATCAAACAGTAGAGACTATTAAGAAATATACCGATAGACCTATTGTCGTAAGAGAAAAACAACCTCGTTCTGTTAGGATACATGATGACACTATAGAAATGGCATTAGACAGAGATGTACATTGTCTAGTAACTTTTAATAGTATTGCGGCTACTGAGGCATTACTATACGGCAAGCCAGCATTTACATTAGGTCCAAATGCTGCACAGTCATTATGTTACAATAGCCTAGCTCTAATAGAAACACCAAAAATACCTACCCTTGACGAAGTGGAAGAATGGGCCGCACACTTATCTTATTGTCAGTTTACTCCTGAAGAAATAGCATCTGGATTTGCGTGGAAGATATTAAACGAAGAATATGAAGTTAGCAATTTATTTGTCCGCGGTTCCTAATAACAAAAGCGAATTAAAAATTGCAGCACTAAAAAGATTTGGTTTTGGTGCTTCTATTTCGGGCGACCGTCCTATCTATGTAAACGATAATACTATTGTTGATGCTGATCTTGCTGTTATGCAAGGATTTGTACATAATGATGTCAGCAGGCCGCATCTATTACTTCGTAAGCAAATATTAGAAAGATCAAAGAAAACTATTATTATAGATAGTAATTTATTTCAGTTTGCTGATGTTATAAATCCTAACTATTATTTAAGATATAGTGTTAACGGTATATTTCCAACTACCGGATATTATTTTGATAATGACATAGATTCTACTCGGTGGAGCAAGATAAGCAGAAAATTAGCCTGTTCTTTATTAGATTATAGAACTAAGGCAGACAACATATTAATTTGTACACAACGAGTTGACGGCTGGAGCATGACCGGAGTTGATGTGCAAACATGGTTAAATCAGACAGTTAACATTATTAAGAGTTATACTACTAGACCAATTGTTATAAGAAGGCACCCTGGGGATAAACAACAGAGAAATTTAATTGCACCTATAGGTACTAAATTTTCAACTGCTCAACATATTGTAGAAGATCTAAACAATGCATGGGCTACTGTAACATTTAATAGCAGTCCTGGAGTAGCAAGCCTAATAAGAGGTGTTCCGGTATTTGTTACTGATCCTAATCCGCAACGTAGTCAAACATGGCCAGTGTGCAATACCAATTTAGCAAACATTGAAAATCCAGAATTATTTGATAGACAAGAGTGGATACATCGATTATCTCAAAGCCACTGGAACGAAGACGAAGTTAATTCTGGAGAAGCATGGGCATTTATGAAAAGTAGATTAAATTTTTAAAATCCAGTCTTTATTATACTGGTCAACTACTTTATAACCCCAACTTTCTAAAATCTTTATACATGGTAAACTAGCCATGTCGTTTTTGTATTCATGCTTTTGCTGTTCAATAACAAGAACAGGTTTATTGATTAAAATAGTCTGCATAGCACCTTTAAGTATTTCTTCTTCGTATCCTTCAACATCAATTTTAATCATATCAACGTCAACAAAATTAAAACTGTCTAATTGTTTTAACGGAATAGAACCCTTGCCCATACTATCTGGTTTAACATGGCTATGTCCGGTATTTCCTTGTACAATGTTCATCTCTATTACAGATTCTATGCTGCCTAATGCCATAGGATATAAACTATAATTTCCTTCAGCAACATTACGCATAAAACACTCTCTGAATTCTTGCACTGGCTCAAATGCATTAACTTGTTTAAATGATTTAACTAAATCACAACTCCATAACCCAACATTTGCACCTATATCAATACAAACTCTTTTATTTTCACAAAGATTTATAGCGGCATCTCTTGCACGCCATTGATATCTAGCAACTCCATCCTTAGAAATACTTTTTGCTAGCATTTTAGGAAAATGATCGTCGTAATCTGGAAACCAAAATCCGTAACTTTCCTTCATTACTGTTTCTCCGCCCAATAATTTTCATTTCTATTAACTACTAGATCTTCTTTTAGACTTTTTCCGTATTCTTTACGTTTTCCTTTTAAATGATCTAAGTATGCGCCCCATTGACTGTTAATTAACGGATGCCCTTCTCCTTTAATTAGGCCTGCACTCCAGTTTAACTCGTTTAAAGACATAGTTTTTCTAACAGCATCAAAAACAAAACTGTCATGCCATTCATCTAAGGTAAAAATCCCATTTTCTGCATCGTCGTAATACTGCTGGAATCTTTGCAGAAACAGTTGTGTTCTAACACTACGCAAATTCATAGAATATAGACCACATTCACTGAATTTTCCTTCTCTTCCAAGGAAACACAAATCTTTATCTTCTGGTACAAGTGAATTTATTATTTCCATTGTAATAGGACTGTGACAAATCATGTCGGCATCCATCCAAAATAAGACGTCGGCATCAGTTTCTTGAGCACAATGGAAAATTGCATATACTTTGTGCGCAAATCTTACAGCATCCCACTTAAAGCCTTTACCTGCATCTCGCCTTTTACTACGAACAGGATCATTAGATACATCTCCGTTGGCCTTTGGTACATTTTTCCAACGTTCTTTAAATTTCATCAGGTCTTCTAGTTCTTCAAGTCGCTTTAATGTCACATGATTGTGATTGCTAATTGCAGGATTGCATAATTCTGGGTAAATGTGAAGTGTAACTTCTTCGGGCCACATGTTACAAAAGGTATTGATCATTTTTTGACCATATTGTTTTAAACCTTTTTCATGAAAAGTGGTCACTACGGCAAATTTTCTCATGATATCCTTATTAAATACATATATTACTTATCTGTGTCATGAAGTTATCAATTTTTCCTAAATTTGGGGCATTGAACTCAGTGCCAGTGTTCACGGCATTTGATCGAGGTGCAAAAAAATTAGGTCATACTGTAGTTGAGCACGACCTTAATGCTGATGCATATGTCATTTGGTCAGTTTTGTGGAACGGTCGTATGCAAGCTAATCAAGAAATCTGGCAATTAGCAAAAAAACAACAAAAACCTATCATAGTTTTAGAGGTAGGCGGCCTAATACGTGGAACAACATGGCGTATAGGCCTTAATCATATCAATGCAAATGGCATTTTTAATAACGACAAAAATTTAGAAAATGGTCGTTCTAAAAAATTAGGTATTTTTTTGAAAGAATGGAAAAATACTGGTGAAAATATCTTAATTTGTGGTCAACATACTCGCAGCGAGCAATGGAGCGAAATGCCTCCGCCTGACATTTGGTTAAAAAATTTAGTTAGCGACCTAAAAAAATTTACAGATAGAAAAATTGTGTTCAGACCACACCCTAGAGATCATGTATGGTGTCAAAAACTTGAAAAAATTGACGCAGAAATACATATACCACAAAAAATTGCCGGTACCTACGATGACTTTGATCACCATAATGATTTTACTAAGGCATGGTGTGTTATAAATTTGTCAGGCAATCCAGGAATACTTTCAGCAATAGAAGGAACCCCGGTTTTTTCGTCCCCCAATAGCCTTGCATATCCAGTTTCTACCAAAAATTTTGAAAAAATTGAAAATCTTGATCGTCCTGATAGAGAAGGCTGGTTAGAAAAAATTTGCCATACCGAATGGACCTTAGAAGAAATTGAACAAGGAATTCCGCTGTCAAGAATTTTACCTTAAAACTTGACATTTTTTGAAAAATTGTGTAAAATTGTTGTATGATTACTGTAGACCAATTACTCATAGAGTTAAACAAACCTCAAGCTGTTCCGTTTAGTAAAGACATACCAGCTAGAGACAGAAAAATTTTAGGAAGCCTTGCTAGGCAACTTCAATTTGGCAATTTTCTGACAGAAAATCAGGGAAAATTACTGGTAAAAATATTCAAAGAAAATGAAACACATTTAGTAGACACACATCCTTCATTTATAGAAAGTATGAGTTCGATTACATGGAGCCAACCATTTAGAACTATCGAACAAACAAGAAAAATCTACCTCTCAAAAACCACAGATTTATCAATTGTTATTGAATTTACGTATAACAAACGCCTAAAGCAAATTGTTAGCGATTTGTCAAAAAATATTCAAGGACAACTTTTATCAAATTCTTCTAAGTCCTATATTGTTCCGTTAACTGAAAATAATATTATAGTAGTAGTGGAAGCATTTCGACGCCATCAGTTTGAAGTTGACGAAAAAATCTCTAATTTTTATCAAGAAATTATAACTGTAATAAAAACAGAAAAAAAATATTTTGACATTCATGATCTTAACAATCAACGTCAAATAGATTTAATTTCTGCTGACATCGGCCAGATCAATACAGAAAATGTATTGCAGTTACATGATCGAAAAATACGATATCAATACCAAATTTCTGACAAAATTAATAACAACACACTAGCAGAAAAAATTGCTCAACGGCATGGAACTAAGGTATATGTTAACTCTAACCAGACTTCATTAGGCGACCTAATTGCATCATTAAATGAATTAGATCGACTTCCAGCACTGGTAATTTTTAATGGCCATGACAGTAAAGAATGTCTGCAAAATCTGAAAAAATTAGCTGATGCTCTTACGATCAATGGTATACAAGATCATGTAGGAATTTACTTTCGATTTGACAACACATTAGAAACAAATAAAGTTTTTAATGCAGAAGTAGGGTCGTTGAAGTATAATTCATTACTAGCACAAGAAACTAAAATTGCTGGTATTGCTAACAATAAATTACCTAAATTTTTGATAAAATCAAAATGGTATCCTAAAACTGTAATAAGTTTTTCAAACCATTTTAAGAATAATAAAACCAGTGTCTATTGCGATGCTGTTGATTTGATTGTATACTACAGTGATAGGCAACCTTTAGAAGGAACAATCAATGCCATCATGTAAAATTACAATTAGAGATGAAGTAAATCTAAAATTAGAAGGATTGCCAGTAGAGCTTCGACGCAAATTAGCAAATACATTCAAGTATGAAGATCCTACTGCAAGGTATCGACCGGCTTATAAATTAGGACGGTGGGATGGATCAGTTAGTCTATTCGGATTAGGCGGTAACGGCTATCTAACTCAATTACCTAAAATCTTAGAAATTTTAGAAAATAGTGGAGTAGATATTACAGAAGTTGAGGATCTAAGACTCCCTATACAATTATCATTTCCAGAAATAAAAGAAGACTTTTGGGGAGATCGTTGCTGGCCGGAAGGGCATAGATTTGCAGGGCAACCTATTCGACTACGTGATGATCAGGTCGAAGTAATTAATAAATTTTTGCAAAATCCTCAATGTCTTCAAGAAATTGCTACAGGATTTGGTAAGACAATTACAACTGCTACATTATCAAAACTTTGTGAACCTCACGGCAGAACTATCACAATCGTTCCTAATAAAAGTCTTGTAGAACAAACAGAAGAAGATTTTATTAACTGTGGATTAGACGTAGGTGTGTATTACGGTGACCGCAAAGAATTAGGTCGTACACACACTATCTGTACATGGCAAAGTCTTAACATCTTAGATAAAAAAAGTAAAAATCAAGAAGCAGAATTGTTAACGCTGGCAGAATTTTTAGACGGTGTTCAAACAGTTATTGTTGACGAAGTGCATATGGCCAAGGCTAACGTACTTAAAAATTTATTAACACAAAATTTATGTAATGCTCCTATACGTTGGGGGCTGACTGGAACTGTACCTAAAGAACCTTTTGAATACGAACAGATCTTTGTTAGTATAGGTCCAGTAGTGCATCAAGTAGCCGCGCACGACTTGCAGGAGAAAGGTGTACTTAGTCAATGTCATGTTGCTATTATGCAAATGATTGATTTACCTGAATTTAAGAGTTATGCTGAAGAATACAAGTATCTTGTAACAGATGAAGATCGTATGATCTATCTATCTAAATTAGTTAGTAAAATTGCAGACAGTGGTAACACACTAGTTCTAGTCAATAGAATAGATACTGGTAAATTTCTAGTAAATGAAATTCCTGATAGTGTGTTCATATCAGGTGAAGTTAAAACTAAAGATAGAAAAGAAGAATATGACGAAATCGCAACTGCTAATAACAAGATTATTGTGGCGAC